ATGGAAATGCCCTATTTTAACCACTGTATGCTATCAAAAAGGCACAACAGTGGTTTTTTCATGCCGTTTTAGCTCATGTTGGCAGAGCACCGGACTTTTAATCCGGGGGTGGCGGGTTCAACTCCCGCAAGCGGCACCACAGCGGAAGGCGGCGCGTACCCCGTCTTGTCCCGTGCGGAATGAGAACCGCGATACAAAACAGCAGGGATTTATCCACCCAACAGACAAAAGAAAGGAGCACATCGCAAGTGAAACGCGAAGATGTGAGCAAGATCATTCCGGGTATCACCTCGGACCAGCTGGACAGCATCATGAACCTGCACGGTGCGGATATCACGGCCAAGGTGAACGAGATCACCACCCTCAAGGCCGAGAAAACCACCCTGACCGAACAGCTGTCCACTGCAAACAGCAAACTCGAGGGCTACGACCCGGAGTGGAAGGCCAAGGCCGAACAGGCCAAGACCGATGCTGCCGCGCAGGTCGCTGCCCTCGAAAAGGGCTACGCTTTGGAACGCAAGGCATCCGGCCTGAAGTTTTCCAGCGAGAGCGCCCGCAAGGCATTTCTGACAGATGCCAATGCCCAGAATTTTGCCATGAAGGACGGCGAGATTCTGGGCTTTGATGATTATGTCAAGGCTTTCAAAGAGAGTGATCCCAGTGCCATTCTGCCGGACGGCGGCATGGCACGTTTTTCCGCATCGGCGACCGGCGCACCCGGCCAGCCCGCAAACGCACATGAGGCCGCAAACGCTGCGTTCCGCGCAGCGTTCGGCCAGAAAGGTTGATTCTTATGGCTATTGATGCAATCGCCCGCAATAAGGCTGAGGCCCTGATCCGGGAGCAGCTGGTGAACACCATCCAGCAGGACGTGCCCAAAAGCTCCACCGTCATGCAGCTGGGCACCCGCCTTGCCAATATGACCTCTAACCAGACCAAGATCCCCGTGCTGTCCATGCTGCCGCTGGCTTACTGGGTCAACGGTGACACCGGCATGAAAAAGACCAGCAAGCAGGAATGGGACAACGTGTATATGACCGCTGCAGAGCTGGCCGTCATTGTTCCTGTGCCTGAAGCTGTGCTGGCAGACTCCAGCTTTGACATCATGGGCGAGGTACAGCCCCGCGTCCGGGAAGCCATGGGCGCAAAGATCGACAACGCCATCCTGTTCGGCGGCGAGCGCCCCACCGAGTGGACGACCGATGTTCTGACCCTTGCGGCCAAGAATAAAGTCACCGGCCCCATCGACTATGCAAAGCTGCTGGGCAAGGACGGTCTGTTCTCCAAGGTGGAAGCTGGCGGCTTTGGTGTGGATGCCGTGGTCGGCGATCTGACCGCAAAGGCAGAGCTGCGCGGCCTTGTGGATACCACGGGCCGTCCCCTGTTCCGTTCCGATATGCAGGGTGCCACCACCTACGCGCTGGACGGCGCACCGATGTACTTCCCGGATAACGGCGGCTTTGATGCTTCCAAGGCACAGCTGATCGCAGGCAACTTCAAGAAGCTGGTGTACTCCATCCGTCAGGACGTCACCGTGAAGCTGCTGGATCAGGGCGTTATTCAGGATCCTTCCACCAAGGAGATCGTTTACAACCTCGCCCAGCAGGATATGGTGGCCCTGCGTGTGGTCATGCGCATGGGCTGGGCACTGCCGAACCCTGCCACCCGCCTGAACGCCGACCGCTCCAAAGTCCCGTTCGCATTCCTGACCGCCGCTGCCGTCGCAGCATAAGGAGGCCCCATGCTCTACTGCACCTATGACCAGTATGCGGCGGCGGGCGGCACGGTGCCGGAAGCTGCTTTCGGTGTGCTGTGCAGCCGGGCTTCCCGCATGATCGATGCCGCCACCTTTGGCCGGGCGGAGAGCCACGCTGCCGGGTGCGAGGCCTGCCGGGCAGCGCTGGCGGATGCCTGCGGGCAGGCGGCGGGCCTGTGGGCCGCTACGTCTGCGGCGGGTGCTGTGCCGGGTGCTGCAAGCGTCTCCAACGACGGCTACAGCGTCACCTTTGGCAGCAATGCCAGCGTGACCGCGGCCACCCGGCAGGAAGCCTATGAGATCATCCGCACCGCGCTGGGCAGTGACCCGCACGATCTGCTGTACAGGGGGATTTTGTGATGCAGACAGCCGTTACTGTTGTGAACCTCATCCACGACACTGCCACCGAGACTGACATGCCGGTGTGCTGGGTGTTCGCCGGGTGCAGCTGGCGAGAATGCCGCTCCACCTCAGGCTCCGGTACTGCCAAGGACCCGGAGCGCACCACCCACATCCGCATCCCGGCCAGCGTGTGCACGGCAGGCTATCTGCCCTACGCTCAGTGGACGGCTCTGCCTGCTGCCGAGAAGGCCAAACACTGGACCCTGAAACGCGGCTGGAAGCTGGTGCAGGGCGCGGTGCCTGCCTTGACCGAAGCCGAGTACGCCAAACT